TTTAACTAATTGTTCATGGTCTAATAAGCACATTCCAAACCTTTGTGTTAATGGTATTTCTTTTTCAAAATCTATTTGTATTTGCTGATAATGTGAACCGATTAAATAGTCAAATCTTCTAGCCCAGTTAATCTCTTGAACAAATGATATTACTTTAATTCCTTTGGCTTTTGCTATCTCAACTAATAATGGTGTTGAATAATAACCACAACCTGTTTCCATTATATCTGCATTACACTTTAAAGCTTCTCTAACTAATATCTGCTGATGTGTTGCGTAGTCATCTATGAATTGTTTTTCTTCCACCATATATTTTGAAATTTCAGTTATAGCTTGATTATCAGTTGTTAATAAATAATCAACTTTAGATAGTTTATGGTCTTTAAATGTTTCCCATATACTTGTGCCAACCTTAACTGCATGACCCAAGTTTGTATAAACTAAACAGTCAATGTGGGTATAACCTTTATCAATAGCTGTCTTTAGTCTTTTGTTGCCGAATATGCAGATAAGATAATCATTAGCCCAGACTATTAATGGATTAAATAGATTATCAATATCAGGTAATGTTTTTAATCTGCGTTTAGCTAGATTGTCATTCAGATATAAGTTATCTCGTTCTGATCTTACTTTTAGACTAAGCCAATTATGTTTATTAAATTGGTTAGAGTATTTGATGAACTTAATTGGTACTGAGATTATGTTTGGATTTCTGTTCTGACTTACGAATCTTCTCTCTAATAATCTTTTTTCCATCATCTCCTGTCCAATGTAATGTTTTAGATGTATCGTGATTCTTGCCTAATCTTAAACCATGATATTCGTCTGGTAGTCTATGAATCTTAAACTCATGTGCTACTTTGTTAAAAGCTTCTTGATCTGATCGTTCTTGTCTCATCTCACATCTATCAAACCATTTATCTAATATCTTCTTGTCTTTGATTCCTACTATGCCTGTTTGCCATCTATCTCCTCTAACAGCATGGTCTTTGCTAATTAGATAATCGTCTGTTAGCATATTAAACATATCTGATATATCTGTCTTGATTTCTATATCGCAGTCTAACCAGATTATTTGTGTTGCAGGAACTTTCATTATAGCTTTAGGTTTATAGAACCAAGTTCTACCATCTGATGCTACCATTATTTCATTAGGGTATTTTTTAAGCATACCAAAGTTAGCTATGTATAATGGAATCTTAATATGCTTGTGATAACCTTCTAAGAACCAATCTAGTATGTCTATGTAATCTTTGTCTGCACCAGTTACAAAAGCTTTCATAATTGAATCCTAACAGTATTTGTATAAACATTAAACCAGTCTGATGAGTAATCACAATCTTCATACTTCTCAAAGTAACAACCACCTTCTGTAAAGTGTATGTTCTTAGCATTAGTGTTGTGTGGGTATTCGCCAACTAACCAATTCCATTCCAAAGGTAAACCACCAACCTTATCAGTCCATTTGAATTGATGAAGTTCTAATCCTGATGCACTATCTACATATTCTTTTGTAAGCTTTTTGCATTTAGCTGTATTCATTAGCATTAGACTAGACCAGTTCTTTTTTTCATAAACAGTTTGTATTTGATTGCCGAACTTAGATAAGTGTTTAGGAACGTAATCATGCTGACAAACCATAACTGCATAATCATCATTTCTTAAATCCCATAGTTCTTTGATGTCAGCTTTAAATAACATATCGCAATCTAGGAACAATGCCCAACCATCATAGTTCATAAGGTAAGGAACTATAAATCTACTAAATGAAAACTCAGTAGATGATAAACTGTCTCTTGGTCTTGTGAATGAGTGTCTAAGGTTAGGCAGGTGAAGTGGTATGAATCTAACTGGTACTGAACTGTGTCTTAGTATGCTTTCGCTTAGTATGTGATAAGCTATTTTCTCTTTGCTATCATATCCAATAAAGACATTAATCATTGGATTGTAGCTTTTTAATTTCTATATCCTTTGCTTGTACTTCCTCGTTTAATCTGTCTATTTCTTTTTTAAGATTATAGATTGTTACTTCAAGATCATGAGTACCTCGCAAACTTTTATCTAGCATCTTAGGTTTTTTACGACCACACATTTGTTCCACTTCCTATTTCTTTCTATTTTGATAAGTTCTTAAATACCTTCTGCCTAAAGCTACTGCTTCAGATTTACTTTTACCTTTATAACCCCAAGCTTCTAAAGATAGTTTCAATCTAGTCTTTCTACCCTTCTCGTCAAATAATCTACCTCTAGCACTTCCCATTCTAACTAAGAATGAACCTTTGCGTCTTAGTTGTAATGCCGAACTTGGTCTGCCTTTTACTGGTGGTCTTAGATTGCTTCCAGTTGCACGATTGTATCTTGATCTACCAGAAGAAGTTAATCCACCTCTTGGGTTCTTATCAGACTTTCTAAGACTAAATCTTTTCATATTTCTTAGTGTTTAAATTTACAGGTGCTTGTTTCTTTACTTTGAGATTGTGCTTTTTCATAAGCAAATCAACTATACACTTATGACAAGCTTTGATGTGTTGTTCAAGCTTATTAACCATTGGTCTCTTACAAAATAAGCATTTATTCATTTTTAAGTTCCTTTAATTCAATAACTTCTTTAGGTTCTTCATGTTCAATAATATCATAAATAGGTAGTGGTGCATTGTCATCAGTATTTTGTATCTTATCGGTTTGTCCAAGATAAACTTTACCTAACCACATAGCCATTATGCTTGAGTTTAGTTTAGTAGCTATATCAAATTGGGTTTTTCTAATCTTTTGTTTGGCTACATTAACCCCTTTGTTATAAGCTTCTAATGCTTGTTCGTTTCTATACAAAGTAGTCCTGTGGCAACCTATAATATTTGCTACTTCTTCCTTAGTACACATATAACTGGCTAAATCGTGTATTTGTTGCAATACCTTAGGTGTGAACTCAAATGCTGGTCGCCCACCTTTGTCTATTAGTTGTATCTCTTTATCCATATTAACCGACTATGTTCGTTAAATGTTCTATTAAGCTTTTTTTAACGATTTGTAAAGGAACTCTAATAAATCTTGGTTTTGATAAAGAATATGGCATAGACCATTAGCTAGACTATTACATACTAGTTCTTCAGCTTTTAATGGTAAATCTAATTTGTATTCGTCATGTATTAGGTGGCAGATTTCATGGATTATAGTGTTAGACATTTGAATATGGTCTAGTGATTTGTCTAAGGTAAGGGTGTTTGTGTCTGAGTCAAATTCGCCAAAAATTTTTTTCTTAGATGCTTGTTCTTTGTCAATAAAGTTTAGATTAACTATCCTGCTTCCAAAGATAATCTTATCTAAGTTCATTTTTTCTTTCTTGGCATCTTTAAAGGTTTGGGTTTGTAAACCCTGTATGTACCTTTTGTTTTAACTTTGTTTGTGTAAAGTTTGTTTAACGAAGTTGATGTAGTTTCATTTGCCATTATAACTTGCCTTTGTATTTGGTTAGTATCTGCTTAACATGATTTGCGTATTCTTTGCTAGTGCTAAAATTGTCTAATGTATCAGCTAATATCATAGGGTTTTTTGTTCTTTCACGAATTTGTCTAAACTCTTGGTAGTGATGGTTATTGTTTAATACGTTTATGTAGTCTTTTACAGAACTGCATTTTGATTTATATGTTTTAACTCTCCAGTTTATTGATGCGTCTTGTTTAAGTGGCAACATTCCATTCTTAGACCAAACTCTAATTCCAAATAAGTTATTACCTTCTGTTGCAAATCTTGATGTTCCAAAGTTAGATTCTACGATTGCTTGTGCTATAATTAATTCTCTTGGTATCTGCTGTTCCTTCCTTATGTCTAGGTTATGATAAGCAATACATTTCTTCATGCTTTCAATAAACCTTTCGCTAGACATAACTTCAATCTTAGGTTCAAAAAAACCTATCTTTCTAATTTCATCTATTGTTTTTTGTCTGATTAAGTTCTTAGTATGGTCATTCGGAAAAAATGTGCCAAGCACAAATACAGACAACAAGAATAGACAAATACATGAGTATTCCCATAGTCTAATAGACAGTAGTTTAGTATTCATTGATTTAAGGTTAGATAACCTTCCAGCTTTACAGCTTATCTGTGATTGAGTTTATTCCTCGTCAGAATCAAGATCTTCGTCTAGATAATCTTCATCTTCAGACTCATCATAAGTTTCATCTGCTTCCATTTCTTCAAGATGATCTTCTAACATATCTCTCAAAGCATCTAGTTCTTGATTTATTTTGTCTTGTGCCTTTTCAAGTTTAGCTATTACCTTTTCTATTTTCATAACTATTTCTCCAGTTAGTTTTTTGTTCCGAATAAAGATATTTATGGGTAATGTAAATATATAATTTTTAAAGGATTAAATAGTTAGTAAAATCAAGAGTTTAATGTGTGTAGAACCCATTTCTCATAATCTTCTGCGTCAAGTTTTTCACGCATAATTTCATATTCGTTCTTTTCTTTGGGTTTCTCAATGATCTTGGTTTTTAAGTCTTGCAAGGTAGGTAAGGTAATTTTCTTAGGTTTATTAGTCATACTGCTAAGACTTAACATATTTTTATCTATACTAGTAGTATTAGTATATATGGTTGTTGTTCTGTCTGTCAAAGTTTGATCCGTCTTGGGTGGCAAATCTTGATATTTGCTATATTTTACAATGGTATAGATGCTTAAATTTTTGTGCAAAGTTTGATTCAGATTGCCTGAATGAACTAAGTTAGAAATTATCGTTCTTATTTTACGTTCAGATAAATCAAATTTTTTAGCTAAATCTTTATAAGCAATTGAAACTTCTCCTCTTTTTAAAGTTAATTTCTTTTTTCTATAAATAACATTAACTAGTTTGTGCGAAGCCATAGAAACCAAATAAAGAAATACAGCAACTTCTAGCTGATTGTTAAAATCTTTAGAATTATAAATCTTCCTGTGTAAAGCTATCCAACCATCAGTCATTTTAAATCTTCCCTCACAAGTTCTATAACTTTATTAGTAAAAGACTTTAATCCATTCTTCTGGGTATCTTTTACTGATGCGTAAATGCTAAACCAAGACTTTTTATAATCTTTGCCAATCTGTGCAAAAGACTTTTTAGTTATTGATCTAATTACTGCTAGTAAAACTTTATTATGTGGGACTGCAAAGAAGTTAATGTCTTTGTATAGTTTCTTATCGCAAAGAATCTTTTTTGTTGATTCTGTAATGTTCTGAGTAGTTAAGCTTTCCATTGTATTTACCACTTGCCTTTCCTTTGTTAATTTTATCACAAGGAGATATTACACTTAATCTCATAGCGATATGAATTGGATTTATATTAAATTTATAGAAAAAAGCAAGTTCTCCCATTTCATGTTGAAGGTTATGGCAAGTGAAGCACATAGGAATACAATAAGCATCATCTCTAATGCCTTTGCCTACATTACCTAACTTAGGAATTGATCTTATATGACAGCATTGAACTTGGGTATTGTTTCCACAAACTACACATGGAAAAGAAGCTACGAACTTCTGATGCTTAACTGAATGAATTATATTTGCCTTCCGAATTTCCACTATTTATATTTCTTAGCTTTTTTCTTTGCAGTTCTAGCTACTGACAATGCAATAGCCACAGATTGTGATTGTGATTTACCACGTTTCATTTCTCTACTAATATTCTTGCTAATTGATTTCTTTGAATAACCTTTGATTATTGGCATTATTTCTCCTGTTTTATATAACGTGGGTAAGGGAAGGCACTTACCCACAATCCCTAGTATCAAATATAGAACAAAATGGCAACGAATAAGTCATTGATTTAATTGATATATTTCTTGTATAATTATCCACATCTTACTACTTTTAAGCTTGAAGTTAATGTTTTTATAATTATATTGTTTTTATATTAACAAATCATAAAGGGAAAATATGATAACACTAACTGATAAAGAGACTAAGCTTACCGAGTATCTTTTAAACAACACAGATGGTTCTGATGGACATATTTGTTCAGAACAATTTATGGATTTAAAAGAACTTGGTTGGTCAATGGAAACACTAAAAGGTGTTTTTGGTTCTTTGGTAAATAAACAAATTCTATGTTATGGAGATTTTTTACATGACCATAATGCAGAATACTATTACTGGAAAATACCAGTAAGCGAAGAACGACAATTAAATTATTCATCAGAAAAATATATACCAATAAATTCTGTTGATGATTTGTTAAACAAACTTAACAACCAAAGGAAGGTAATATGATTGTAGAACAATATAAAAACCACAAAATAAAGTTAGTAGAAAAACCTCATGGGTTTGCCATCATAAGAACTTATGAGGTTTGGAAAAATAAACAGCTTCATTACAAAGCTTTAACTGTAAAAGAAGCAAAACAAAAAATTGATTTAGGAAATATAATATGAAAAACGCAAGTCTATCAAAACAAGGTTTAATTTATAAATACATAGAAAATTTATCTATGATGAAAAAACCTAGTGTGGAAATTAAAATGGCTTTAATGTCGGCTTTGCTTTACATGCCAAGCAAAGAAATAATGAGAAACATTGAGTTTAGTTGGAAACAATTAGAAAAAGAATATGAGAACACAAATGTATAAAAAACAATTAGCAAAATTACTCAAATCATATCATAAGAAATGGGATTGCTTTGGTAATAAGAAAAGGAAGAAGTAATGGCTAGACAAGACGTGGGAGTAATTTGTTCAATGAGTTACTATGAAATGAAATTGATGACAGCAGTTCTTTCAAGAATCTTATTGGACAATGAAGTTAGAGGTGAGCATACAAAAAAACGTATCACCACTCTAATAAGTAAACTTAACAATATGATGTCAAAACAATGCTAGAGATTATAAAAGATATAGGGTTTTATTATTTCTGCTTTGCTATATTTTTGGCATTTTTAATATGGGAGAACAATAAATGACTAGAGAAACTAAAGAAGGAATAGCTTTTTTAATTGTTATTGGTTTAGGTTGGTCAAGCATTTTATTACTAAACTGGATAATTAATTAGCTATGAAAAAAACTGTTGATATTGATATACTGAATGGTTGTGCTGAAATTATGCAAAAGTATTTTGTTGTGCAGGAATTTTCAGGTTCTAAAATATCAAGCTATGAGAAAGCAATTTACAATGCACTTAAATTAGCTATAAAAGGAAAGAAAAAAGATGAACTTTTCAAATAAAGATTTAAGTACAAAACTTGGTGAATCAGTATTTGCTGAGAAGCTTAGACAAGCTTTAAAAGAAGCTGAACTTAAAAAGGAAAAAAAACAACTGGAGAAGGCAAATGAAAAAACTAAAGTCGGATAAACACTACGCAAGATTAGTTCTACAAGATTTAATAGATAATGCCAGATGGGAAACTCTTTTGGAGTACATCATGTTTGCTTGGAGAGAAAAACCAAGCTTACGCAAAAGAGAAATACTAAATGCGTTTACTATTGAATATTTAAACAACAAAGGGAAAAAAAATGAAAATGTTATTAGGTTTGTTACTAATATTGGTAACTAATTGCTCTACATATAAACCAGTTGTAGATACTGCTGGTAGATCAGGAACATTTCCTCATGCAAAAGCAGAAGATATTACAAATGATATTATTTTGTGTGAGAAGTTTGCAGAAAAAACTTTATCAGATAGTCAGGAAGCACAAGCTTGGATTATTGATAATGTTTTAAGACCAGCATCTTTAGGAGTGGTTTCTAAAGCTGATGATACTAGAAAAAACTATATCAGAAAATGTCTAAACAATCGTGGACATTCTGTTTTAAACTAGGAGAAAATATGACAACTGTAAAAGAAGAAATAAATAGATTGTTTTTAGAGTCTCAAAAGAACCCAAGTATAGTTGCTAATGAAGCACTATACTATTTTGACTTGTGTTCAGTTGAAGATAAAACAATAACTCTAAATGAGTTTTATAAACAATTCCCTTATTACAATCCTGATCGTGATTGTGATTATTGGAAAAAACAAAATGAAAGATGGAAGGAAATATGGAAACAAGAAACAATATAGTAAATACACTAGCAAGTAATCTAAGGCACTTGCGACATAACACTAAAGTTGAAGAACCAATGACTGGCAAAATTAAATATATGTCCCAAAGACATTTAGCTGAGTTTATGGGTTCTGCAACTCAACAAGTAAGTAAGTTTGAACTTGGAACTAATCAAATGTCAGCTACACAAGTTTATAAGATAGCTAAAATATTTGAAGTTAGTGTTGATAATTTATTTGATGCAGAATTTATCAAATCAGATTATAAGAAAACAATCAAATATGATATTTATGCTTGATATAATAACAATACTTATTTTGTTTATTATTTTAGTATTTATTATAAGTAAGTTTAAAATATAAAAAAACAGGAAGGGAAAATGGAAGAAATCAAACTATATAATGGTCAGGAGACTTTATTCTTTGACCCAGTTGCACATCAATACTTTTGGAATGATGAACAGTTGCCTAGTGCTACTGGAATTACAAAACTATTAACTCCAGCTAATGTAATTGGTCTTTGGTCTGCTAAAATATGTTCTGAAGAATTTAAGAAGTTAATTAGAGCAGGTGTTAGCTATGATGAAATAGAACTAACTAAGATTGCAGATCAAATTAAAAAAGCACCAAATCAAAGTATGGGTGATGCCGGTTTAGTTGGTACTCAAGTACATAACTTAATTGAAGATTATATTCACAAAGGAATAGTTCCTGAGATTATAAATACTGAGATTAAAAAGTCATTTGGTAAGTTTAAAGAATGGTACGATAAGCAAGAAGGTTTAGAGATTGTATTTACTGAACGTAAAGTACTTAGTCGTATTCATAGATTTACTGGAACTCTTGATGCTATCTTTAAAAACAAATCTGGCGAACATATTATCTATGATTGGAAAAGTTCATCTGCCATAAGGCAAAGTCATTTAGTCCAAATTTACCTCTATAAAATTTGCATAGCTGAGGAGTTAAATATTGATGTTAAACAAGGTGTTATTGTTAATTGCACTAAACAAGGCAAATTAAATATTAAGGAATTTCCAATAGGAGATGAACAGGAAGAAGTGGCGATTGCCTGTCTAAAAATGTATCGCTACCTAAACCAAAAAGGAGAAAAGTAAATGAACGTACAAGGAGTAATAAAATACGTTTACGATAATAGACTTGGAAAAGACGGAGTGGCTAATAAATTCCCGAATTTCAAATTTAAAGTAGGCGAACAAGAAATAGTGTTATGGTCATCAATTTTACACCCAGCTATTGCTAAGGGTAAAACTGTTTCTGTAACTTGTGGTGCTTCTAAAAAGAATGGGAGTTTATTCGTTCTTACAAAAGAAGATAAAAGTCCAATGATACAGGAGTTACCTAATGGTGCTAAACCAGATACTAGCTTTAACCCAGATGAGTTAGAAAAGGAATTGCAACAGGTTGCAAAAGACTTTGATGCTGACTTAATAGTTGAACCTAAGAAGTCTATTAACAAAGATGAATATATGTTTGTTATGGCTTTGGCTAAATCAGCTATTGAATCTGGTAAAATAAATGTTACAAAAGAGGAACTAGACATTTTGATTAAGGATTTAAAATTCTTATTCCAAATGAACTTTCATAACTAGAAATTTTATGGCAGGTGGTTTTTTAAACTCAGTTGGTTTAATTTCATTTTCCCCCTTTTCCACCTGCCATATCCTTGCAAAATGATTATAAAATATATATAATGACTGTTATAAGAGAAAAGCTTTTAGACTTAACTGTGAGTGTGTTTGAACGATTTGCAGATGCACAAGAAGCTTTAAACAAAAAAGAAGGCACTTTAGTTGATGTTAAAATTGTAGCTACAAAATTAATTTCCACTAAAGTTAAATTAGAAAATGATGGAGAAAACAAAACATCAAGTTCAAAACCTTAGAGATCGGCATCACCGAGTTTCTATGAAATACTTTGAACTAAAGCATAGAATGGAAAAGGCAAAAAGACTTAAAGATGCTTTAGAAACAAAAGTAGTTTTGAAATTTGAAGAATTACTAGCTTAGGTTAGTAGTACAACTATAAACTGTAAAGGAAGGTATGCACGATCTCGCTCTAAAAAACCCAGACCAAATTAAAGCTGAATTAGATACAATTTCTGAAGAAATGTCAGAAGCATTATACACATTTAGAAGATGTGAAGAATTTAAGAAGATTACGTTCAGTCAAATTACTCTTACAAAGAAAATAGAAAAGAATTGCTCGGTAGCTGAAGCTGAAAAGTGGGCTTATTCAGATGAGAACTATAAAACTATTATTGAAGGTTTATTAGTTGCTGAAAAGAACTATTCTATTTTAAAAGGTAAGTATGCTAACTTACAAAGCTGGGTTGATCTTTATAGATCATGGTTAGTAACTAATCGTGAACTGAGCAGATAAATGAATGACAAGAAATACATTGAGAACTTTAACTATGAGTCTTATGAAAATCGTACAAAGAATTATCTTAACATTAGTGAAGATCGTTTCGTTAATTATTGCAACAGTCGTGGCTATCTTTACAGGAAGCTTGGTCTTAATGCTGTTAGCGATTCTCAATCTTTCGCTGAAAGTGTTATACCTTTGTTTGCCAAACTCCCAACCCTTATCAAAGCTTTCCCAGACTACTTCGTTTACGCACCTAAAGAAG